CTTACTGTCATATCATCATGTGGACTAGATGCAGTTCCAGTAAAACTAGAAGATTGAACATCCCTAACACCATTCTTGTAGATGATCCTGTATCCATTATTATAAGTGCATACACAATGATGCCAAACGTTGTCAGGGAAATTGGTAGAAACTAATTCATTCTGGTTGAACCCAGATCCATTATTCACATTGAATTCAATAGTTCCAGATTGTGAGTTGTTCCTTTCAATTCTCCATGCGGCATTTCCATCACCATTTCCAAGAGACATTCTACCTTGTTGTGCTATAAATTGTGCTGCAGTTCCTGCTGCATTTGGTTCTCCTCTAAACCAAAACTCTAATGAAAAATTAGAAGCAATTAAATCTGTTGATAAATCTACATCAATATGTTTTCCACTGGTGCTAGTTCCATCAAACTCCCAGTATCCATCAGCGTTGTGGGTGGCACCAAATATAGCACCACTATTATCTTTACCTGATTGATCATCCCATAGTAAGGTAATTGGTGCTTCTTTCACTGAAATATCATCCATCAAATAAGCACCACTACCAAAAGATGTAATTGCAATAGTAGAAGTTGAAGATGCTGCCTTAAAATATGCTTCCTCATCGAAAGCTACGCTTCCAGTATTGGCTGTAGTCATCCTCCTTAATGTTGTTCCTGACAAACCACTTCCATCAAATATTGTAAAAGTAGGAGACCCTGCTTGTTGTAAAGTTATATAATATGTTTTTCCAGGTTCTGTTACAAAAGATTGATAGAATTTAGGATCACCAGAACCACCAAGGTTTTGAAGACTTACAGATCTGCTGCCAGTATACCCTGAAGAATAGAAAGCGAGAACGTTTCCTCCATTCTGATCAAGAGTCCACCCATCAATATTATCATTTTCAAAACCTCCATTTGTAATCAACTCTGGTCCTAGCACATCTTTTTGAACTGAAATATTATCAAGCACGTAAGCTGCTCCAGGAGGAATATCAAAAACTGCAAAAGTAGAAGTTGTTGATGTTGCTACAAAAGTTCCTGTTTCACCAGTTTCATAATTACCTGAATTGGTTGTAGTGATCGTCTGTAATGTTGTTCCCGAAACACCACTTCCATCAAATATTTTAATAACAGGACCGCCTAGTTGGTCGAGGCTTACCTTATATGGTCTTCCAATTTCTGTCGTAAAAGATTGAATGAAACTATCAGCAGCTGCATAGTTCACAATAATTAAAGAGTTAGTTCCATTGTAACTATTATTATAACTGTATCGTAGATCAGCAGTAAGTGTAGCAGGAGACCAACCAGTAACATTACTACTATTAAAATCTCCATTAGTAATCAACTCTACTGGCATAGTCTCAGGAATGCCAGCATCACCCAACAGGTTCATTTCTTGGAAGTCAGCAACTCTAATAGCAGGACTACCACTATACTCAAAGCTATCAGCACTATCCATCTGTCTCTTCTTGTTAGCGACAGGAGTAGCAAAATCATCAAAGGCAATCTTAGTAGCACTGAATGGATATGTAATGAGATCACTTGTGTCATTCCTCACAGAACCATCAGATAGTCTACCAATTTTTTCTGTTACATTCAAGATATCATAGTATACAGTTTCAGATTCTCCGTCATCATATTCAAACCCACCAAGACCATTACCAGATGTGCTTACCTTTCCGAATGTATATGCTGTAGGGTCTTGACCACCTAAAGAATCATTGTATACCACATAATAAAATGATGCATCAGCATCTAAACCAATTGCTCCTCCATTTATATTCCCTGATCCAAAAAAGTCTGACCCATTAAAAGAACTAAAAATGGTTCTTCTCCAAGATATATTTCCACCTCTAGTATATTTTGTAATCAAACCACCTTGATCGTTTCCTACTGAATCATAGTATCTACCAAACGTTACTACTTGTCCAGTATCACCATCTGCTTTTACTCTATAGTATTCAATATTTTCATCAGTTTCTTTTTGCCATATAATATTTCCTTCAGGGGACAATTTTATAATAAAACTTTTTGTGCTGGAATCATTAGCATTATCGAGTTTACCTACCACATAAATGTTCTCTTGAGTGTCAATAAATACATCTTCGCATACAGTTGACGTAAAAATTAGACCTGATTTTTCTGAAGATACTAAAGTTTTATCCCAAAGAACTGTTCCGCTAGAGGTGTCTACTTTAACAATGTATCCTTTCGTGCGACTGTCATCTTCTAACCATCCAACAGATACTACTTGTGATCTGTCGTTGACTGCGATACCATTCAACTCAATATCTCTACCTAAAACTATAGCAGACTTACCCCATAAAGGACTGCCGTCAACGTCAAACTTTTCAATGAATGATACTGAGTTAGATGAGTATGATGTAGTATTTCCAGAAGCATAGTATTCATTATTACTATCTGAAGTGACATTTTTATATTCAACATCTGCACTATAAGATGTTGATGACCATTGAATTACACCAGCATTAGAATACTTAGCAACATAAGGTGCTACTGCTCCATAGTCACCATTCACACCACCTGCTTTACCAACAACAATTATATCATTATTACTATCTAACTCGATGGTAGTTAGAGTTAGAGCACTGCTGTATACAGTTGGATTTATTCTAAATCCCCACTCTTCTGTTGATGTTGGATTATCAGGATCAGTTTCAACATCATAGTCTCTTTTTTCTACCCAACCAAAGGAATCATTTCCTAATCCCGTGCCCGACAGAAGATATTTTTGATCCGAATAATTATATTTAATTTGACTTGTAAAAAATTGTCCTTCATTTGGATTAGAGGACTTGTCAATCGTTTTGAAAAAATTTGTTATTGCGTCTGCACCAGACGAACCTAAAAGGAAAAGGTTTCTCGCAGGACTATTAAAACTTACTGGCATTTTTTAGTTACTCTTAACTGAAGTCTGTGTTACCTTGACCAAAGACTCTAGTTACACCAGAGTTATCCTTCATAATAATAAACGTTAGGATGTCAGTATTTGATGTAGCAATAGGCGGGGAACCACCCGACCACGCAACACCATTTGAAATTACATTGCCATCAACACTACACCCGTCACCATATGTAGCAGCAGTATTTGCTGCAAGAATTAGTGAGATTGTAACTGATTCACCATTTGATAGATTGCAATTAGTGAATGCCCAATCGTTAATTGCAGGAGATCCAGTGCTAGAGGTAGTTCCGCATATAGTATTGGCACCAGCAGTATTAATTGAGAGTGTATTTGATGTTGGAGTTAGAAGAGTTGAGAAACTGAAGAACGTCTTCTCTTTTACTCTACCGCCAAGAGAGATTGCACCATCAACATCAAGACCTAGAAGTGTTCCGACAGATGTTAATGAAGAATTGACAACTGATGTTCCAAGAGATGTGGAACTCAATGCAAGTTGGTTACCAATGACAAACTTTTTACCCAGAGCAATCTCAAGGTTTTCTGATAGAGTCCAATACTTATCTGTTCTGCTATGGTCATAGATAATTGTTTTATCTGTAGATCCTTTCAGGATAATACCACCACCAGAAGCTGCAAGGTCTGATGGACCAGTAGCATTAACAGTTACTAGACCATTACCACTTACCGAGTTGGAAAGCGTGAAGGTGTTTCCACTAATGCTGACGATTGTTGCACCAGCACCAAGATCAATACCATCTGTAATTGATACAACTTCCATGCCAGGAATCAAACCTGATGTTGGACTAACACCAGTGACAGTATTGTTTCCTGATGTTGCAGTTGCTGTAAACTGTGTATTAACAACAGAAGCAAGTTCAATGTTTTTATCATCAACTGTTAGAACGTTTGAGTTTACACTGGTGACAGTTCCATCTACAGTGAGTTCACCTTGAACCAGAAGATCACCACCAACTGTTGTGTTGTTTGGAATGGTGATATCAAAAGAAGAGTTACCTCTAATCCATGCTTCTGTTCCTGAACCAATGATTAGTTGATTATCTCCAGTTGCATTGAGGGGAGTGTGTGTTACGTTAGTTCCATTCTCATCGGGAGCAGGTCCGATAATAACATTGCCACTACCATAACAAGAGAATCCTGCATAGTGACCGAGGATAACATTATGATTTCCTACAGTGCTGTTTTCAAGTGCATGAGATCCAACAGCAACGTTCTTATTTCCGTCCTCATTTAGAGTCATTGCATTGGATCCAACAGCAACGTTATCTTCACCGTCGCTATTGATCTTCAGTGCTTGATAACCATATGCTGTGTTGTAACTTGAGTCATTAATGAATAGAGTTTCAAATCCTACTGCTGTGCAGAACTGTCCAGCATTATTAGAGAGAAGAGATCTATAACCAACAGCAGTATTTGCTGCTACTTCTCCTCCCCCTCTACCAACGATCATTGGGTTGCTACTGTTACCACGAATTCTCAGGTCAGAATTTTCACAATTGACAATACCATTTAACAAAATGGTGTCAGTAATACTAGCACCAACAGTTAGATCTTCGTCAACAATTAAGTTGCCAGCCATCTGAACGTTAGAACCACTAACACCCATGTTGAGGGCAGCAGTTGCACCTTGACCAAAGTTAATTGTAGAGGCACCAGAGTTAATTAAGTTGAACGATGTTGATGTAGTGTTCAGACTTACTAAGATGTTTGGAGTGTTCTGGAAAACAACACCTCCAGTTCCAGTAGGATCTGTTAGAATACCTCTTAACTGAGTTGAAGTTGTAGAGGAGAATGAACCAAGAGTATCAGATTTAAATGCAACATCTCCTCCTAGTCTAAAGTCAACGTTGACAGCAGAAGCATTGTTGTCACTTGTAAAAATGAAGTCTCTTCTAAAATCAATTTCTTTTGTATCACTAATACTTAGAACTGAGTTAGCAGTAGAAGTAATCTCTAAACCATTCAGTGTGGTTGCTGTTGCTACACCTAATACAGGAGAAGATAATGTTGGTGACTGTAATGTTTTGTTTGTAAGAATCTGAGTTTCTGTTTCTGTTACAAATCTGTTAGAGACAGAACCATCAAAGGATTTCCAGTATCCACCACTCTCGTCCCATCTTAATTGAATAAATGTTGTTACTGAGTCTGTTGCATCAGTAGTTCTATTAACTTGAATTCCTGAATCAGAACCAACTAGATTGCTTCCTTTTCTTAATTCGATAATGTTATCAGAAACTACTAGGGTCTGAGTATTCAGTGTAGTTTGAGTTCCATCTACAACTAAGTCGCCAGTAATCGTGCAGGTAGAACCGTCATCAGTAATAATACTATTTGCTAGTTGACTGTTACCAGAGTCCCATTTAAGTAGAGTGTTGGCACCAAAGTTACCATTGTTCTTTAGTTGAAAGTCTGCAGAGTCCTTGATGACACCACCAGATGCAGTAAAGGATGCGCCTGTGTCATCGTTAACAGAACTAATAGTAATAGTAGTGATACCATTTGCTGTTGCCTGTGACAGTGTGGTTGCACCTTGACTATCAAATTTAAAGTCTCCAGATGACAGAGTATTAGAACCAGATGCAATCTTTGTTATAGTATTTGTATCTGTAGCATTAATTTCATATGTAGAACCAGTCTGAGCTACTGTTACGTTTGTTCCACCTGCTAGAGTTAGATCTCCTGATGTATATGAACCAGTGGTTCCTCCACGAACTCTAGTAATAGTATCACTGGAGTTAAATGTGATAGTTGCATCTCCATTGCCATCGACTCCTTGAACTACAGCAACTTCAGTTCCTCCTAGTAGAGTGAAGTTACCTGGATTCAGTGTCTGACCTGTGCCTGCACGGATCTTAGTAATAGTATCGTCATTAGATCCCGTGATGGTAATAGTATTACCAGACTGAGATACTGAAGCATATCCAGCAGCTGCAATGATAACCTGACCGCTTACTGCAGCACCACCAACAGCAGACTCTAGAGTTGTTACCGTATTTGTATCTGTAAAACTAGAGGAGAATGTTAGAACGTCACCACTTCTGGCAATTGCTACGTTATTACCTGCTTCAAATGTAATGTCATCAGTGTTAGATCCACTGTCAGTTAGTCTGAAGATTTTTTGACTTGATGTTCCTCCATCCAGAGCAGAGATTGAATAAGTAGTATCTGTATTTGCAATCGTAACCGAACCACCAAGAGCAACGTTCTGCCCATTGATATTAATCTTGTCGTTGATTAAAGCAGTGTTTGGAATCGAAGAGAAAATATTAAGAGAACCAGAGAGTGTGCAATTCTCAAAGGTTTTGTTTGAAACTGTTTGTGTCAGTGTTAGATAGACATCACCAGGATTCCCCCATGATGCTGTAAATCCATCTGACTTCAGGTATTGGTCTGCATTACCTACACTTCCATTGATTGAAATTCCATTACCAGATAGATCTAAATTATCTCCAGCAATAAGTTCTTCAATCTTTCTGGAGGAAGCATTAACGATAAGTGGGAATCTGTCTGCCATTACGCTGCGCCGAGATTGCTTTTATTTCTATGGTTATTTATAGGAGCGGCAGGGACGCTCTACTAACTGTCACAGGTGTCCACGTTTGCCTTTCACATCTGCTATAATAATCAAGTGTTCGAGAGATACTTCTTTGAGATTGAGCATAAATGCTTATCTTTTGGGGGTTGACGGACACGAGACAAGATGCTATACTAAATAAATCAGCAAGTTAAGGAACCAACACATTTCTTAATTGTTCGTAACACTCCTCAAACCAAGACCTATAGGGTGTATAAACACGTCTTTCATACCTTTGCCTAAGGGTGGCAAAGGAATAGTAACTCCACCATGTCCCTGATGGTCTTACTTTTTTGTTTAAAACAATGGCTACAACTCTTTCAAGACAACAAACATCCCCGTGGAATAATTTCTGCGAGTGGGTAACTTCTACCAATAACCGCCTCTATGTCGGTTGGTTCGGCGTGCTGATGATTCCAACTCTGTTGGCAGCAACTATCTGCTTCATCGTCGCCTTCGTCGCTGCTCCTCCTGTGGACATCGACGGCATCCGTGAACCCGTCGCTGGTTCACTCATGTATGGTAACAACATCATCTCTGGTGCAGTTGTTCCATCTTCCAACGCAATTGGTCTTCACTTCTATCCCATCTGGGAAGCCGCATCGCTTGACGAGTGGCTGTATAACGGTGGTCCTTTCCAACTCGTAGTATTTCACTTCCTGATTGGCATCTATGCCTACATGGGACGTGAGTGGGAACTTTCATACCGTCTCGGTATGCGTCCATGGATCTGTGTAGCATACTCTGCTCCAGTCGCTGCAGCATCTGCTGTATTCCTAGTCTATCCTTTCGGTCAAGGTTCGTTCTCCGATGCAATGCCCCTCGGAATCTCAGGAACATTCAACTACATGTTGGTTTTCCAAGCTGAGCACAATATTCTCATGCATCCCTTCCATATGCTCGGCGTTGCTGGGGTATTTGGTGGCAGTTTGTTTAGTGCTATGCACGGAAGTTTGGTTACTTCTTCACTCGTCCGTGAGACGACTGAAACTGAGTCACAAAACTACGGTTACAAGTTCGGACAAGAAGAAGAAACATACAACATCGTAGCCGCTCATGGTTACTTTGGTCGCTTGATCTTCCAATATGCTTCATTCAACAACTCCCGTTCACTCCACTTCTTCCTGGCAGCATGGCCAGTAGTGGGTATTTGGTTCACTGCACTTGGTGTTAGCACCATGGCATTCAACTTGAACGGTTTCAACTTCAACCAGTCCATCCTTGATGGTCAGGGTCGTGTGTTGAACACATGGGCAGACGTGCTTAACCGCGCTGGTCTTGGCATGGAAGTCATGCACGAGCGTAATGCTCACAACTTCCCACTGGACCTTGCTGCTGCTGAGTCTACACCTGTAGCACTCGTAGCACCATCTGTCGGTTGATCACTCAACCTGTGGTATAATACAGGGGTCTTCGGACCCCTTTTCTTTTCTTCATTATTGTAAAGTTTTATGTCTACTGATCTAATCGAACTGCTTACTTACTATGTGATCGGTGGTGCTTTAATCATCGGACCACCTGCTATCTTCCTCATCATTGCAATGATGGCAGCACTTCAAAATACGAAAGGTCGCATGGTTGGATATAAAGATCATAAAACATATGGTAACTCATCTATCTACGAGAATACCAAAAGTGATCAAACAAAATTCTTCTTGGAACTTAACTAAGGTAAATAAAAAATGACTACAAGCACACTAACAACACCAACGAGGGGGTGGTTCGATGTCCTGGATGACTGGCTTAAACGAGATCGCTTTGTCTTTATTGGCTGGTCTGGAATACTACTTCTTCCTACTGCTTATCTTGCCATTGGCGGTTGGCTTACTGGGACAGCTTTTGTTACGAGCTGGTATACCCACGGTCTCGCTAGTTCCTATCTTGAGGGTGCTAACTTTCTTACGGCAGCTGTCTCGACTCCTGCTGATGCTATGGGTCATTCTCTTCTTCTACTTTGGGGTCCTGAGTCTCAAGGGGACTTTCAACGCTGGTGCCAACTTGGGGGACTCTGGAATTTTGTGGCACTCCACGGAGCCTTTGCTCTCATTGGTTTCATGCTTCGACAGTTTGAACTTGCTCGCCTGATTGGTATCCGTCCTTACAATGCTATTGCGTTCTCTGGTCCTATTGCTGTTTTTGTCAGTGTATTCCTTATCTATCCACTGGGTCAGTCTTCATGGTTCTTTGCACCTAGTTTCGGGGTAGCAGCAATCTTTAGATTCCTGTTGTTCCTTCAGGGTTTCCACAACTGGACACTCAACCCCTTCCATATGATGGGAGTTGCTGGTATACTAGGAGGAGCACTGCTCAGTGCTATCCATGGTGTCACCGTAGAGAATACATTGTATGAAGATGGAGAACAAGCAAACACCTTTAAGGCATTTGATTCCACTCAAGAAGAAGAGACGTATTCGATGGTTACAGCGAATCGTTTTTGGTCGCAAATCTTCGGCGTTGCGTTTAGCAATAAGCGTTGGTTGCACTTCTTTATGTTGTTTGTTCCTGTCATGGGTCTTTGGGTCTCTTCTATTGGGATCATTGGGCTTGCTCTTAATCTTCGTGCTTATGATTTTGTGAGTCAAGAGATCAGAGCAGCAGAAGATCCTGAGTTCGAGACGTTCTATACAAAGAACATCCTATTGAATGAAGGACTACGTGCATGGTTGGCACCTTCTGATCAACCACATGAAAACTTCATCTTCCCCGAAGAAGTATTGCCTAGAGGTAACGCACTGTGAACCAATTTGAAGTCACACTATACTTCATATGCTTCGCTCTCATTGCTGGTGGTGCCTTCGCTATGATGTGGGCTAACATTCAATCTATTAAAGTAGAGATGAATACTCCTAAACCACGTCATCCAGAAGCACCACAAGCAGGTGAAGAGTTGATGTATGTTGATTTCTCTAGAGAAAAACTAGAAGATCTATACAATAAATAAAACAAATCCAAAATTATTATGTCTTGTAATCTTCGCGTTAAAATGTTAGATGCTCTACTTGCTGATGCTGGTGGCAACATTGCCAAAGCAAAAGCAAACGTAGAAGTATATCTACACAATCCTGTAGGTATTGGTGAGCACCCTGATGTGCTTGCTGCTATTCAGGAACAACTAGATATCATTGCTCATGAAGAAGAACGTATCGAAGTTATCGGTAAGCACTTTAGTGATCACGAATAGAGGATGCTGTGGTGCTGGATGTCCAGACTGTCCATTCAGACCACCTCCTAAACCGACCACCACTCCTTGACGGGGGTGGTTTTTTATTGTATAATAGTAATCTACGGACCTATTTCTTATGATCCTTTGGCACAAGAAAATTGAACACCCGCCTGGTTTTGTAGAAAAACTTGAGAAACAAATTGTTTCGCAACATAATTCTGAGAGTTACTTCACTACCTACGTTGATGGTCTTCATAAGAATGATCCTATCCTAGATGAAGAACTTGACAATCATATCAAAGACTTCTATCGTGAGGTAGTTACTGAGATGATGAAAGATGTTGGCATTCATGGTTACCTAGACTATGAAACTAAAGATGGTAACCTTAGAGAATCTTATTGGGTTCAGATGTATAACTCAAAAACAGATTCTCATTTCATTCATGATCACCATGGGTGTGGTTCATTCATATCCTGGGTTCATGTATTAAAAGCATTGCCAACACAGAAGAAAGCATTTTTCTTTACTAACTCTAGAGGACAGAAACTCTATCCCACATATCAATCTACTTCCGAGATGTTTGCATTTCCAAGCTGGGCATTGCATGGAGTAGAACAAGTAACTGATGATGGTGTAAATAGAATCATCATTGCAGGCAATGTATACTTCAAGAAACAAAAATGAACATTAAGATCTACACGAAACCAGGATGCAAGTATTGCACACAAGTTAAAGAACTCATGCAACGTGCTGGGTTTGAATATGAAGAAGTGCATGTCAACACAGACGCTCTTCGAGAAGAATTTTATTCCGCCTATCCTAGTGCAAAAACCTATCCGTATGTTATAATTGATGGGGAACCAGTTGGAGGTTTGGTCGAAACCGCAAAACTATTTGTCGTTAAAGGATTGGTTTCATCTAGATGAGTAATTTTGATGATGAAAGCAAAATAAATAAAGGCATAGAGCTCATGCTCAGGAGAGATAAATCAGCATCAGAAAGACGTGGTGCAGTCATGGAACATAGATTTAACCTCCTGAAGCGTAAATTTCAAATCAAGTTTGAATTTACCTGGGAGGATCCTAGTAACTAAGGAGCAGTCCCTAAGATGCAAACGTCAGTTATTCTTTTTTTCTCAGGTGCCTTCATATTTTTATCAATCATTGTGGGTATCATCGCAGGATGGCACATCAACGATGTTGTTTACAATATGATTGCTAACAAAAATGAGATGACACATCCAGAAATGTATGATGAGAATGGAATCTGGATCAATGAAGAACTATTATCTGTAAAATTCGTCAAGGAGGAAGAAGAAGAGGATGATTATTATTGACATGAATCAGATTATGATTAGTAATCTGATGGCACAGTTGAAAAGTGATCGATTAAATGAGAAACTTGTTAGACATATGGTTCTCAATTCGTTACGCTCTTATGAACAAAAGTATGGAGAGAAGTATGGCGAGATGGTTCTCGCCTATGACTCTAAACAATATTGGAGAAAGCAAGTCTTTCCATACTACAAACAAAATAGAAAGAAAGATCGACAGAGATCTGGTCACGATTGGTCATCAATCTTTGAGGTTTTAAATAAGATCCGAGATGAGATCAAAGAACACTTCCCATACAAAGTAGTAGAAGTTCTTGGCGCAGAGGCAGATGATGTTATCTCTACCCTGTGTAAAAACAAAGGTCCGAAAGAACTAATACTAATCTTATCAGGCGACAAAGACTTCATCCAACTACACAAGTATCCTGGAGTCTATCAATACAATCCTATTGCTAAAAAGAATATGGGTTTTGATGACCCACATTCATTCATTAGAGAACACATCATCAAAGGAGATAAGTCGGATGGTATTCCAAACTTCTTGTCAGCTGATGATTGTTTTGTAAAGGGAGAACGTCAGCGTCCTATTAGTCAGAAGAATCTTGCTAAGTGGGTTGATATGGAACCGTCTAGTTTCTGTATGAATGATACTCAACTTGCAAACTATCATCGCAATCGTCTATTGATTGACTTTGATTATGTCCCCAAAGAAATCGAGCAGCAAATTCTCGATGAGTTTAATTCCCTAAATACTGATGGGAAACAAGTTCCATTGGAATACTTTCAGCAGCATCAATTGAATGATCTGATGCAAGAATATTTCTTTCGTAGTTCAACACCTTTTAAAAAATGAAACTGTTAATTTCTGAAGTGCTCCAAAAAGTGAGCAACGCGAAAACAAAAACGCAGAAGGTCAAACTTCTGCAGCAATACAATACGAATGCTTTGCGTTCTATCTTGATTGCAAACTATGATGAGAGTATCATCTCTATGATCCCTGAAGGTGAGGTTCCCTTCATCCCTAACGATGCTCCTAAAGGCACTGATCACAGCGTCCTGGAGAAAGAATACCGTCGCTTATATCTGTTCTTCAAAGGTGGCAACAGCGGACTGAAGCAGGTGTCGCGTGAGAACCTCTTCATTCAACTGCTAGAGGGTCTGTGTGAGGAGGAAGCACAACTTCTGGTCCTCATCAAGGACAAGGCATTACAGAAGAAATACAAGATCACTCGTGCTTGTGTGGAAGAAGCATTCCCTACTATCAAGTGGGGGAATCGTTCCTAATGGGCAAAGGATGTAAGATTCTTCACCAAGACTGTGACCCAACCCTGGGTCAAGATAGATCTCTTCCCTACAATAGTTTCTTGATTGAATATAGTGTTGAAGGTTTATCTAAGTTTGATATTGCTTCTGGAGCTGGTAAAGTAGATATTTTTGATGACTACTGGGATAAATATCACGGAGATTTTGTTAACATGACTCCTACCGAGGGTCGTGTCAATCCTAAAA